CTTGCTTCATTTTCTAACAATTGACTCATAGAATATTGCTCGTCTTCTGGTAGTTCTTCTAGAAGCCTTGCGTTCTCCCATTTGTTTTTAATGTCCTCAATGTTGTTCATTCTTTGTTTTCCCGTTTTCTCGCACACTCAACTGAACAGTTCAACATCGCCAACAAGCTATTCCCGCCTGTGTATCCATTTCCCATATCAATTCCGAGAGCCTCGGCGGCTTTGAACAAGATTGATTTTTCCAGTTCTTTACGAGTCGGAGGTCTGAATGATTTTCCACACACTTTGCACTCTTGATATAAGATTTTTACATTATTCATTTTCTTTCTCCCAAAAAGGTGTTAGGCAACCAGACCACCTAACTGACTGTTTCCAGTCCCACCCGCTACAAGCGGGGTAACTTCATTTGAAGGAGTGGCAGGGTTTTCACCTGCAATTGACCGAGTATTCCTTTGTTAGACTCTTATTCTTCGGTCCGGGTCGTATATCATCTCAGTAGAACCCTGCGTAATACCGCCTCACTCCTATTAGATTATAACTCAACCCTAAAGAATGTATAGCGCTTAAGGCTACCCTAAGTGGTTACCTTTTGTCCTTCGTGACTTTCATTCATCACCCTTAGCTTTCTGACCTTCCACACTCGCAAGCCGTCCCTTGTCATTAGCTCTGCGACAGGTAACAGGCCGCCGAAGTGAGGCGCATCCAGCTCAAACAATCGCACAACCAAACCGACATATCTCCGGGGTGAGTTCTTTCGACTGGCGAGATCGCCCGGTTTCACGGGATCATGTCCTTGCCTACGCCAATACCAGCTCGGATCATAAGCAGCATTGCAGTTGAGCCGATCATCATTGCTGCGGCAGAGACAGCACACAGCTTCAGTCTGATCTTCATATCCTTTTGGTCGATGAAGAACAGCACACCGGGAAGATTTAAAAAGGGAAGTGCCAAACCCAAAAACGCCTGCGTGATGATCCAGTCATGCACGATGGCATAGCTATACCAGTTGGCCCAGAAATCTGTGATGACAGTGAGGACGAACACGGTAGCATACATGTGGGCATTCATCCAGCTCCAGATTCTTTTACCGACTTTCATTCTGCCTCTCTTATGACTTTGAAAAACTTCGCATTAGAAAAATTCTTTGACAATTTGGGATTATGAGAAAAGAAAGCCCTAATCTCCGTTCTTTCCTCTTGCCTATTATCCCAATAAGCCCAAGAAGAATAAGTTCTTACCTCCAAGACAACACCAGCCTTTTCTGATAAGCAATGCTGAACTAAATCACCGACTTTCATTATGCCTCGTTTATGACTTTAAAAAACATTCGCAATCGGGCCAATCTTTGTGCAATTTACATTCTGGCGGGTGTTCTTGTTTTCGGTAAAAGTCAGGATGATCAATCTGTGCGTAACCATCTAAAGTTTTCATTTCCAAATGAAGATCATCATAGTTCTCAACATAACCACCGCTAGTTCGTCCATCCAATCGGTTCAGAAGGCTGATTGATGCGGCCCATTCGCCTGCCCACAGATCACTGTCTCTCCACCCAAGAAACTCTCTTACTTCTGGGAATTCCTTGGTGATTTTGATAATGGTATCGTTTAAATCTCTAATCTCATCTGCTGCTCTGCGATTGAGCGATTTCAAGCGAATGATTTCTTTTTTGAGTTCTTTGATTTCGTCAATCATTCTCTTTCTCCCAAAAAGTGTTGGGCAACCAGACCACCTAACTGACTGTCACTGTGCTCCACGCTTTCGTAGTCGCAGTAAGTCAGATTTTCCCTGTTCTCAAAATCAACAAGGATTGTGCTTTGATTAGCGTAAAACCTGACTATCTTTCCAGTTCCAAGCTCTGGCCTTCCAATCACAGTTACTTCATCACCGATCTTCATCTATTACCTCCAGGCTCCAGAAGCCTTCATCGAAGTAAGAGAACTTCCACTCTCCGCCTTCAGTAAAATACACGTAGCTGGCAAACGTTTCAAACACGTCATACCAGCGTTCTCCCAGGTAGATGCCTGTGGCTCTGGCGTCACCATCGGATGCCACGATCCTGACTAGGTCACCCCGCTTCATCTGGCTCCCGCAGATCGTCGTAGATCTCCTGCACAACATCAGCTGGCACCCAACCTGCAACCAGATCATGCTCTGTCCAGTGCGTGCTCCACTCCTTGTGCTTCATGTCAGGCTCCATAAACGGATTGATCCACTCGTGCTCATCGTTCCAGATGCCCACCTCGAACGACTCGTAATCGTAGGGAGACAGGCCATCGACGCGAGGATCTGAGTAGTTGCGTTGACCAGCCTGGATTGACAGGATCATCCCTCCCTTGAGAGGTAGGTGAGCACAAGCTCTGCCACCCTTGGGCGCAAGCATGTAGTGCCTGAAATCATAATCATACGTCATCTGCTACCTCCAGCAGGTTTGTGAAGATCCACCATTTCTGCTCCTGAAAGAGCACGTAAGCATGTGAGTATCCTATCTCGTCTTCGATCAGATCTATAACGATCCCGGCAGTATCAGGCATTGCTAGTGGATCGTAAGTAGCCAGGCGACTTCCTGCCTTGACCTTGACCAGATCACCTACTTTAATTCCATGCAACGTAAGCTTCCTTTTGCTTGCGCGTTAGCTTCTTGAAAGCAGCCTCAGCTTTTGAAGCCCTTGAGCGGTCGGTATGACGCTCACAGTAGATCAGGCCTACTGGGCGGCGGCCTCGTGTGTATTTAGCACCTTTAGTCGTGTGGTTGTGCTCGTGAAGGCGTCGGGTGATATCAGTAGTGATGCCTGTGTAGTAGCTGCCGTCCGCGCACTCCAGCACATACATGAGCCACTCAGCGCTCACTTACCACCTCGACCTCATTGCGGCGCATGTAGAATTTCTCACCGGTTTTCGGGCAGGCAAGATAGACGCACTTTGGAACACCATTGCCCCAGCCCACACGAGCGTGTGCTCTCGCTTTGAGCACTAGGTATGTGTCCCCCACCTCAAGATCAATCCAGCAAGACCGCGGGGCAATCTTGGGTTCTCCTGCCGAGTCGCGCCACTCAGTGAGACTGGCGGCGATATCACTTCTTAGCTGCTGACGCCACTGGTCGCGTTCTTCTTGTGTAGTTGCGCGAAAGCCCTGAGGTCTATTCCAGTCATCGAACACAGACGCTTTGGGTCTAACAAGATCACCCTTTTTCATTGTACCACCCTATCGTTCCTCTAATACTATCGCCGTAAAGTGACACAACTGATTGACCTTCGCCGTAGCCTCTTGGCTTCTTGACCCACAGAAACCTGTGCGCCTTCCACGTCTTACCGTCTGCGAACGGTTCCTGATATGGGCCGATGTATTGCACGATCCCAGCGGACGAGTGAAGCCAGTAGCTGAAGGTATAGACCTTGCCCGGCACGAGATCTTTGACGTAGACTTTACTCACTGGGATAATCGTCGTTTGGAGTCCAGTTCCAAGCGTATTTAGACGTGTCCTCATCTTTCTCCCACGAGAAAGTACCGTTTTCATAAAACCATCTGTTGACACCGTCTCGCTGAACGTCTTTGGCTGCCTGCATTAACTCCCAAGTAGACAAGAGCTCAGTCTTGCAAAATGCGTGGTGACCGTCAATGTTAAAAAGTTCTGAGAGTTGGCACACTTCTTGGTCGAACTCATCGATGTCGATCAGGATCATTGCGTATTTCCATCCGCTAGCTTTCACTTACAACCTCGCAATTTGCGCTTATAACATCAATGATTTCTCCGCTTTGCATAAGAGCTTTGAGGAACATACCATTGCCTTTTACAATAGTACCAAGCTGCCCGGCGATTTTACAATAATTTTTTATTCGAATGAGATCGCCGATTTTAGGGCTGTGGAAAGGTGCAGATTTCTTCAATCTTTCCTCTTTGATTTCTTTTTCTTCTTTTGAGATATCAATCTTCATCTGCTGGAGGAAACTGCCTCAAGTGCTCTGCGTAAAGTTGTGCGATGACCTTCGCTACTTGAACTTGGTCGAGACCATCAAGCTGTTTTTCTTCATCAGGATTAATGAATTCAAAAATTCCTTCATCGTCTTTTCTCAGACCACTGAATTTGTACTTTTTGCCGTCGATTTCGTGCTCAATTACTTGATTGTTGTCTGACATTTTCGTCTCCTAAGAAAGAGTTGCATTACTAACTATCACTTAGCGCTTTTTCGAACACTCGATATGCATCATCAAAGCACGTTCCGCACTCATCAGCGATCCCTAGAATCTCCATGAGATCAACAAAGTCGTCGCAGCCATCTTTGACAGCTTTCTTAATGCTTCTATCAGAAACTCCATTACAGACGCAGATAATCAATTTGCACCTCCGAGTTAATAATAATCATTATCAAAAATATTTACACAATATTTTCACCATCAAGATCGGGTGCTATCTCAAGCCAGCGCTCATCAACTTCTCTGATTTCCTCATTTTGAAACTTTACAAAATACACATCAGTTCTATGAGGCCGTCTTTTCTGAGATAATCCTGCAATAAAACCTAGTTTTCCGGAGTCCTTATTTTGGCGCTTTAAAATTATAAATCGAACCAAATCTCCAGCTTTAAACTTATCGTTCTTTGTCATTTAGATCAATTAGTTCGCTTCGTGAGAAAGCGTACAAACCCATTGAGATAAATACAGTGTATTCTCTATTTGATGGCGCTGTCTTGTTTACTGAGTATACTACGCCTAGCCTGCCATTGAAAGGGCTTCCCAAGTCCATTTTCACTTCAACCAGGTCACCTGTCGACAGCATTCTCAACTCTTATCATGGCATCATGCTTCAAGTATGCCTTTGTTCCGTTGCTCAAAAGAACTTCGTACATATCTCTCACATTATCACCTGTTCTTTGAGCTTTTACAATAGGCCAGGTGTGAAGAAATTTTATGACGACTCCATGCTTACCTGATCCCAAATCTTTGATCAGGTCGCCAGGGAAAAACTTAGTCCTCTTCGGCATCTCCGTAACTCATCTCATCAAGCGCCCAAGGTGGCAAATCATCCTCGACGCCTGCCTGCTCTTCTTCCAGGTTCACTTCAATAGCATTTATAAAAGCTGTATCTGTAGCAAAACTATCTTGAGGTAGATTCTGAGATCTGAAGATTAACACTGTTACTAAAAACAGCGCGAAAATACCGAAATAGACTAATCGTCGAGGACTTGGTTGTCTTTTAGGATTTTCCATTTTCCTGCTTCCTTTCCATCGGTCGTCCATCCTGGACGTTCCGTTCTCGAGTAAAGTTCTAAGTAGGGTCCAACACTTCTCTGTTCGACAAAATCAAAGAACTCCTCAGGTTTTCTTGAGTGTTCACGACGTGGCGCGATGAGATAATCCTTGGATGAGCACAATCCTTTTCCATTCACAACATTCTCGGGATCGTCAGTACCACTATACCTCGTGTTCTTACCCTTCCCTTTGTCGTAACGCACAGCGAAGATGCACATCTCCGTGTAGCGCATGCCGTAGGGGGTTGGGCTACCCACGTTGCTCTTAACCCAAGGAATGAGAGTGATCGGAGTAAAGCCCAGGCGCTCAATCACATCTAGCGCTGGGATAATACCCTGGTCTTTTCCTGCTGTGAAAGAGTTAACAGCCCACATGTACATGTGTGCTTCCGGTGCCACTCCGTATTCCTCAAACCATCGCTTTAGAGTAGCAACGATCTCCTCCCTGGTCTGGACGTCATAGTGAGTTGAGGGCTGCAAAGATTTGTGCCCAACACCACCTGTGCTCTTCTTCCAGGGAGGATCGATCATTACCGTCTTAAACATGAGATTCCTTTGCTACTGAATCTCAACCAGCTCGATCTCGAAGTTGAGATCCTTGCCAGCCATCGGGTGATTGAAGTTGATGTTGACTGCGGTCTCCTTGACTTCAACGATCGTACCAACAACAGGACCAGTAGGGCCCATACCCTGAATCATGCCGCCTTCAACGTACTCAAAGTCGTCCGGGAAGTTCTCCTTCGAGATATCAACGAAAGCATCCGCATTCACTTCACCATACGCTTGGTCAGGAGTGAGAGTGATGTTCTTTGTCTCTCCAACCGTCATGCCGGGCAGTGCAGCATCAAATCCGCTGATCATCTGGCCTGCTCCTACTTGAAAGGTCAGGGGTTCGCCGCGACTATGAGAGCTATCAAACTCCGTGCCGTCGTTAAGGGTGCCACGATAGTGGACACTGACTGTGTTTCCGTTTTCTACTGCGCTCATTTTTTCTCCTTATAAGTCCATGTGCAATGTAGTTGTTTCATCAGGACTCTTAGAGACTTGATATCCTGTTTGTAGCTTTACAAAAAGCTCTGCTGACAGCTCTTTAATTTTTTCTCTTAGCTGCTTGTTTTCTTTTTCGAGACTGCTATTCTTAGCCTTTAAACGTTGAAGTTCGTCATTACTCATTAACAAGTCCGTTCATCACCGTGAATCACTTTCATGACCGGAAACCGCAGGCTATATTCGCCGTCTTGGTTTTGGCTCTCTTCAAAATACTGCACGGTGATCACTTTGTTCATGATATCTTCAGGATGATTCATAAAATGTTGCCGCTGCTCAATCGTGAACCCACTGCCCACTCGGACCGTGTTACCCTTGTGCTTGACAAAGACAGCTGACAGCATTTGCTCTTCTACTTCCTTGCCGTCCTTCACGTATCGAAACGGACCAAATGCCGTACCTTCAACTCGATACTCGGCGTCGTGCATTGTCTTAACCTTCAGAATGTCCTTCGACCGCTTACCTTTATATGTGGTATCAAGTCGCAGCATTAAACCTTCCCAGCCAGCATCCTGGGCTTCCTGGCGCCACTTCTGGAAGTCCTCGTGATCCGTGAGGCGCTGCTGGCCCAGTATTGCCAAGTGCTTGTGATCAGCTCCTCGGAGGGTGTCAGCTAATCTACCCAACCTCGTGAGGAACCCGTCCTCGGACACGCCTGCTTGGAAATCAGGCAGGTCGATCATGTCGAAGATCTGAAACAGGCCGTTCTCGACCGTGTGATCCTTGCGTCGGATCTGCTTCATCATGCTCTGGAAGTCCTCGTTGCCGTGCTCATCGACTAAACACATCTCGCCGTCATAGACAACGTTGGTCACACCGAGTGCTTCGATCTCCTCTTCCACCTTCCGCAAAGTCTGGAACTGCTTGCCGGAACGTGCCCATGAAGTGGCGTGACCGTTCTCATCTACCATAACGAGACATCTAACTCCGTCAAGTTTTCGGGACACCACCCAGACTTGATTTTCGAAATCAACTTTCTTAGCAGTCTTCTCATCATACGAGTTTGCCAATGCTACGTCGAACGTGGGAATGAGATTGTCACACGCTCTGTTAATAAGCTTCTCAGATGCTCGGATCTTCAGGTTGCGATCGAGGATGAGATTTAAAATGTCTTTCCACTCCGGGTTTTCCTGCAAGAATGCGTTGGTCTGTGAGAGTGCTTTGTGACCTGTGATCTCTCGTGCATTCAATGCGTCAAGCAGGTCAAACACATCTTGGTAGTCACACGTGTCGTCGCAAAGATCAGATCTCTTCTGCAGGTTCTTCACACCGATGTGATACTGCAAGTAAGGATTGTAAGTGTAGTAAAGCGCTTTTCGTGTGAGCTCGTCTGAGGATTCTAGTAGTGCAACTTTATCTAGTACTGAAGAGGTTGCTGCCATGTCTTCGATAAAACGTGAGAGTGTATTCATCAGTGCGAGTGCTTCTTCCAAATGTTTTCGCGGTACTTGCAAACAAACTGCCTGGGATCGAGGAAGTCACTCGTGTTTCTTCCCTTGTTCCAGTAGATCTCCAGGTGAAGGTGCGGACCCATCGATCTTCCCGTGCTACCAACACGTCCGATGACTTGACCTGCTACGACCCGCGTACCCTCTTTCACAAGAATCTCTGACATGTGAGAGTACTTGAACTTCAGGTTGTTAGGTGCACGGACATTAACTTGCAGTCCGCCTCCTCGCTTAGACATCCGAGCGAAGTAAACGTAACCGTCAGCAACTGCTCTGATCTTGACACCTTCATCTGCTCCGATGTCGATGCCGTGATGAAACTTCTTGCCCGGGCCCCACGGATTGTCCCGGACTCCGATGTGAGAAGTAATCCTTCCGAATCGGTAGTCGATCGGGGTCTTGCAGTCAAAGTCTTTCTCGGACTTGATGGTGACTGCTTGCATTGAAACAGTGCCCGTAGGCGACGACAGAATTAGAAAAGTAGCGAGAACCATTTGTTCCTCCTCGCCACTATTATACTATAGCAATGTATAATTTACACAGATTTTAAGAGAAAATCTTTTTTAAGAGATCATCACCTTGTCTACGTTATTCGCTCTTGCCAGATCGGCCTTGGAGATGCCTGCTTTTTCGTAATCATCTCTTGAAATATCCAAAACTTTTTCACCGTAAACATTGGTAAACTTAAGTCCACGAGCGAAAACGTCTGGCATACCTGGAAGAGTTACATCTGAATCTTCTGGCTCATCACCAGGTGCTGGCTCACCAATAAGTGCTTTTGCTGCGGCCGCACCTCGAGCTGCAGCAATCTCTTCAAAAGAAGGATCTTCTGGGAGATCTTTCAAGAAATCAAAGAAGTCATCTTCGTCTGCTGCAGCAACTGTCATATCAGATGCTGGAGCTTCAGGAGCTTTGGGTGCAGCAGGAGCTCTTTTGTTTCTCGTGCGACCCATGCGAAGAACTTTTCCGTCAAGGTCGCTGTGTTCCAACCATGATTCAAGCCACTGTTTTGTAGCATTTACTGTACCCAAGTTTGAAGGCCCCGGAGAAGGATCCGTAATTGTACCGAATCGTGGATTATCCATCCCGGCATCGATTTGACCTTTCACAGCTTTCACGAAAGCTGCGTTTGTTTTAGGGCCCCAAACACCGTCAGGTTTCAGCCCCATCTGCTTCTGGAATCTTTCAACCGCCTTTTTTGTCTTTGGGCCAAACTTGCCGTCAATGTCTCTAAAGCTATCAGCATCAAGGTACCCCAGGAGACCGAGTCCCCACTGCATTTGCTTAACAGGAGACCAGAGCGCTGCAGGGTCGAATACAGCACCCATGCTGTCGCCCTTCTTGATGAAGTCAAGCATTCCTTCGCTCAGCATCCCCTTCGCGAGTTCTGCGATCATCCCGCGGAGATCAGACTCGTTCATCGTAGAAGTCTGTGTTTCCTCAGCTTCAACAGTTTGTTGTGGTTCAGCAGACTCATTGAGAAGTCCTGCCATCTTATTCCAGCGGTCAAATGTAGACATAGTTGCACTCCTTATGCTGACTATAAGTATTTCTTAACACATTAATTGTCAAGGGTAAATACTGAGATCTCTTGGGTCCAGGCACGTCGGTTGTGAGATGCAACCTCGTTCAAATCCCACTGTCCGTAGTTGAATCCCGGAATCAGGGCAGTGACCATCCTGAACATGAAGACGCCAGAACTAGGCGTCTCAACTGCTCCGCCAAAACCTCCCGGAGGAAAGTGAGGCAGTCTAAACTTGGTCAAGTGCCCCGGCACGTAAACTCTCCACTGATTTCCGGTGGAGACCTCAGCCATCGTGATCATGTAGATAGACGGTGGCACCGTGATCGGGCTGGTACGCCACCTAAACATTCTGTTTGACAAGTACTCACCGGGTCGTGGACTCACCATATCAGGAAACTGCACCATCTCACCCATCTCTGCTCCTGATCGAAGCTCACCCTGCGCTGACCTGATGATCGCGCTGTAGGGTTCATTGTAAGCGTAGTTACCGTGACAAGACAATCCTCTTTCTCCCTCGACGCAAGTTTGCCCAGGCTGGCAATCTGGGTGCATGCGGCAAGGCACCAAGTTGTCGTAGTTCGGATCCCACTCTCTCGTGAATGTTCCTGCGTAGAAGGTGATCTGCTGGCCTGAGATGGAAGGCAGACTCTCAACCAGCAAGTGAGGTCTATCATTTGTCTGCGTGCTTAGATGATACACACCTTCTCCTCCGAAATCTAGGAAAGACGAGACTTTGGTATGAGTGGGTCCTTCTCGGCCATCCGGTCGAAACGGAGCGTTTGGCAGTGTGATTAGCGTAGATCTCTGCAAGTCATACTCTAGGTTGATGACAACATCTGACACTGTCTCACCGAACACTGCGTTAATACCTCGAGTGATGCCCATCTGTCTAACATCTCTAATTTCTTGCGTCCGGATATTGATAACGCCTGTGAAAGCGACCAGAGCGTACCTGCCTGGAACCGTGATGAAGTCAAATGTTGCATTGTCCTGGAAGATGGTGTCATTGCCAAATACTGTGATGCAGTTACCAGTCGAGAACCACGTGCAAGGACGGCCTCCTTCCGGAACAGGTTGCTCCCACGCTGTTGCCTTCGGTGTCTTTCTGCTAAAGATGTTGCGCTGCGTAAGATCGATGAAACCGAACGCTCTCTCATTCGGGCCCAGCGTGTACGGATCAAAGAGTGCCTTTGAGAATCCTGTTACCGTGCCCATGATTCGTGGAAAGATTACCGGTGGTCGTGGTGGTGGGCTTCCTGAAGATGGGGGTGACGGAAAGTTACACAGCAAGTAAACTGTGAGATCTTCTGCTGGCACCTCAATGTAAGTCTCAGTATCACAGTAGTTCGCTGCGATCGTTACCGTTTGAGCACCATAGACATCTGCTCCTGACAGCGTTGCTAAGCCATTGACATCAGTAAGCATAACACGTTCTGGGTTCGGTTCTAGCCCAAGCCAAACAACTGCCTCAGGAATCGGCACTCTCTCTCCCTGAATTATGGTCAAGACTTTAACGTTGAAAGCTCCGTCTACAACACCTCCATGCACTCCGCCTGTGATAAACGTAGGATCGTAGTACTCAAACCCACCTGAGATGGTTGACTGATTTCCGTTAGCGTCGATGCTGATATCTGCGAATCCGCGCATACCTTGCGGAGTGTACACATTTAGCGTGTTGTCATCAGGCGCATCGACAACTGTTGCCATCATCCCTGCAAAAAGAACCGTGGCATTCTCATCTCCAACGCCTTCTTTGAATATTGTTACGTAAGTTCCTCCTGAGATAGATCCTCGACTAGGGTGGACTTGAGGTGCGTGTTCATCGATATACTCAAAGTCTGTGGTAGCGGCTGTGCCTAGACTGTTATGTACTACTATCTCTGCCTGGCCTGCTTGTCCTGGCGGCAGCCTGAATGTGATGATTCGATTGTTTGTGACGAAGATATCTGTTGCATCTGTTCCGTTAACGATCACGACAGAGTCAGGCGCGAATCCTTGTCCTCTCAGTCTAACTCTTACACCTCCCTGCACCGGACCTGTTGGAGGAGTGACTGAATCTAAGGTTACCGCCGGACCTGCATCATAAGGCGCAGGTGTGTAAGTCGGGCCAGCATCGTGAGGTGTAGAAGGTGTAGGATTTAGACGAACTATCGTGCCTGCGTCATACTCAGTGGGTACGGGTTGCTCTGGACAAGATGTGATAAAAGCAAGAGCGATTAAGCCTAAGCTAATCGTCGTAAAAATTGACATCCTCGAAATCAAGGGATTCTTTTTCATTTAGAATTTTCCTAACAAGCGGTCTGACTATTGGAGGTAATAGTTTGCGCAGTTTTGATTCTACTTCTAAACGAATCATGTGTTCAATCTCAGGTGTGATAAATTTCTTCATTTTTTACCCGCAATAAACAATCGAAACAAGCATGAAAGTTAAGGCTGCCGAAATGAAGTAAAGTGTTATGTCTTCATGATTAATCATTTTCTTGCCTCTGGATTTTTTTCTGCTTAAAGTAGGCAAGATACAAGATGATCATGTTGCCGATAAAATAAGATGTGACAACTGCTGTTAGCACGAGATCATGAACGACGATGAGCGTGTACAGGACTGATGCAAAAGCACTCATTGTGAAAACGCAATAAGCAGGAACAGAGATCGCATCTGCTGTCACAGATTTAGCGACGGCTCTGACTTGATGGATAAAAAGCAAGATCGCTAGAGCTTGAGCACAGATGTAGAAGCAAGTGAGAATTGTGTTGATCAATTCACTAACTCCGCTCTTACTTTATACTCAGCATCGGGATTTTTACTTGCGAGGCGTGACACTGCTTTCTCAACTTCAGTCTTAACCAAGTAAGGAACCTCAACCTTGACTCCATCACCTGACACAGCGTGACCGTACACAAGCAAGTCGCCGTTCTTGGCAATGTATCTATCTGGCTGTACGTTAACTCGATCGCTGAAAAAGCCTGTTTTAAACAGCTCATTATAAAGCTCTTGACCGTCCCAGTTGGACATGATCAGAACCTTAACAGGTATCTCAGGATACCTTGCCACAGATCCCACGCGGACTTGTGGGATATTTGTATTGGCGTTCTTATAATCTACACCAAGTTTGAACATCCTTCCAAATCCGCCGAGTGTATTCGCAAATCGACGAGTCCCGTAGATAGACAGCGTTTCTCTTATCAGTTCGCGGAGCTTGTTCTCTTGCTCGATGTTCATGATGTTGCTCGATACGCCCTGTTGTATCTTTCCATGTTCTTTGTGACGTGATTAATGTAATCTGAACTTGCAGCGCCGTAGTATCTCTTAACCCACTTCGCGGTGTTGCCAGATTTCATTTCTTCGACTGCGTCAGGATTTCTAGCGACCCAGCGCTTAAACGCTGTTTTAGAGTGTTCTTCTGGATTTGAATTCCAAACAGCCAAGAATTTCTTTGGGTCGCCGTCGTAATCCAAGAGTGAGAAAGCTCCAAGCACCTGGTACAAACCCCACGCGCCTCCTGCGATCGCCGCGACTGGATCAACTTTGTAAGCTCTGTTAAACTGCTTCTTCGCATCACTGCCATAGTAAGACCTGCCAGAAGGAAGCTTGCGGCGAGCAGAAGATGAAAGCGTGTGCCCAGATATCGCACTGTACTTAGGATTTCGAGAGATGTGCGCATTGTAAGCGAAAGCGCTTGGATTACCGAAGGACTCTCTCATCTCAATCGCGTAAATAACTTCAGCCGGAATACCTGTCTCTTTTGAGAGATCTTGGGCACGCTTGGCAGCATCTTGATTTACAGTCCCTCTTGCGACACCTGATTTCTTTTTAGGGCTCTTCAGAGGCTTAGCAGCGACAGATGATTTAATTTCACCCTGCTCATTCGCCTTTAAAAATGCTTCCCAAGTTTCTTGGGTCGTGGTGCCTGTCTGATGTACGTTCTTCTTTTTCTGGAATTCTTTCAGCGCAGCTTCAGTTGACGCATCAAAGATGCCATCAACTCTTCCTGGGTTAAATCCCATGTCCTTTAAACCTTGCTGAAGAGCGCCAATTACTGGCATGTGAACTGCAACGCCTTTTTCTATATCTGCCTGAGATACTTTACCGAAATTGGCAAGCTTAAGACTTTCGATGGCTCTAATAGCACCTGCAGTGAGTGCTTCATTAACTGCCTGACGTGTAAGCTCTTTGATTTCGCTTAAAGATTTTTGACCGTCTGCGACTTCAAGCATCACAGACTCGATGATCAAATTCTCAAATAAGCGACGGACTTCATACACATCGTCTTTCTCCCTGTTTAGAGAGAAGCCTTTAAGCAGAGAGCCTGCACGAGCATTTGCATCATCTTCCAAGTAACCGCCAACATCCTGCATCGGATGCTCATCAAACTCACCCTTGACGTGCTGCTTGGCATGAACGAGCTCATGAGCGATGGATCTGAGCACATCGGGAAGGGCTCTATTTTTACCGTAGACTTTTATGATCTCATTATTCGGATCATAATACGCTGTTGTTCTTATGTCGTGCGCATCTCTATCATCTACGATGTGCACATCATAGCCGTTGTCAATACCCAGTTTTTCACAACAGTGGTTGACGAATATTTCGACCAGATCTTTCTTTTCTTCGATTTTAGGTAGATCACCGTCGAGATGCAATCTCATTATAAAGCTCCTAGGCCTACAATATATTTATGCGCCCAGGAAGAGATATTACTCTTCTACGTGAATTAAGATAGTGCCGTTCTTGAAGGTGCCTCGCTCATTTCTCTTGGCACACTTGACGTCAATCACTTTCTCGATCCTTAGGTCAAGCACATTCCGCAGGGAGTCAACAACCTCCATCAAGTCAGCCATTTCTTCTGCGCAAGGATTCTCAAAAAGCTCGTCTAGCTCTTCCTGAATTTTTCTGCGATAATAAGTCTCAATTTCGTCAGACTTGATAGTCCTAGTCTTGCAAGAGCTACCAGACTCTCTGATGATCGTTGGAATCTTATCACGAACTAGCTTGTCGTACTTCTTCATAAGGGGTTACTAACTCCGGTTCAACATAGTAAATCTCGCCATCTGAGAGAAGCTTATAGCACATGTGCTCATAGTCATCCTCTCGCCACCTAGGCATCTCCAGCACCACACCTATAAACCCGTAATCCTTCGGCAGTTCCTCGTCTTGGATCCACGCCAGATCACCAGGCTTTAGCATCACGCCTCTAATATATCAAGCATCTGCTCGATCGTATTTGTAGAATCAACATTTTTCAAACGAATCTTGTAGATGCTCAGAGCTGCCTTGAAAGCCTTAGTGTCAAGCCTTGTCTTAAACTCATCGATTAGTTCCTTGCGGTCTTCTCGGAGGGTGTCCATCTCGGACTCAATTGTGGTCAAGCGAGTCATAAACTCTTTTACTGCATCTTCAAACTGATTTTCCATTTCTATTCCTTTCATGAAACTAGTTCGATTTTATCAGGTGTTGTTATTATTTTTTCTCCGCCAACAAGTACTTCAACCCAGAGCAGAGAATTAAATTCAATAGCTGTAGAAACTTCAAGAAGAACCCCTGACTTCCAGGTATGCTCAAGCTCACCCGTGACAAGATTTCTATCAGAGATCAACACTTCTACTAGGTCACCCGAAACTGGAGGCTTCTTGGTTTTCATTTATCCTTCTTTAACTGTCTAAGATATTCTTTCTCTTTCGCCTTATCTAAGCGATCGATGTCGATGTGCGTGTTGTACCTATCCATGCCTTCAAAGTCGCTCTTGGCAAACAGGTCACCGATCTCTGCAGCTAGAAAGCTATCCTCGCTCTTGGAGTCGATGTAGAGCATGGCTCGATGTGCTGCGTGCATCCAAAAGTATTCTTCCAGGTTTTCCTTCTTGGCCATCTCCTGAAACTTTTTTACTTCTTCCGTGATTGTCTTCGCGATCTTATCACATGATTTGCGTAATTGACGTTTAAGTTGGTTAGTCTTGACCTTGTCTTCCTTGCCTGACTCTTTAATTACTCTGAAGCCCATTTACACCTCACATTTTCTTCATTTCCCTGGGAGGATTATAAGGAGTTCCTCCTTCAGTGTCAACTTCTTTGAAATCTCCACCTTTTCGTTTTGGAAGTCCGCCCTTGACTCGTGCTGAGGTTGCTTCTTCAGCTTCTCTACGCCTACTGTTATTAACATCGCAGCATGGGCAAGTCTTGGTCCTGTCAGGCTCTTTTGTAGTTAACATCCCGCACCCGTTTAAGCATCGATACTTTGTGACGGTCATCTCTTGATCACCAAACATAATAACGTCTTTAAATTTCTTCCACTTGCTCTTGTTTTTCATTTGACTCCTAAGCGTTATACAGCATTCTATATAATATGCGCCTAGTAATTTGTTTATCTATTAGTATCGGTCATAATTCTATAAGCCCAATCAGCAAGAAGACCGATCATTGCTATGTTGGCAAGACTATCTATTTGAGGGCCGGGAACAACAAAAGAACATAAAATAATTCCGATGCCAAGCAGTCGGAGATTGTTAGTAGTTTGAGGAGACATGCATATCCTATCATTTTGTGACAGGTTATTTATACACTAAAATCAAGATTTGTATTACAAGAAGCCGATCTCACTGATTTCATCTTCATACACCCAGTAAACTTCTCCACTTAGTAAGATCTTATAGTCAAAGAATCGATTACCTGATGCGGGTACGACGTGAGATTGGACGTCGACGTGAGCTCTGCGAGCAATCACAAGTGCAAAAACTGGAACGCCCGCTGGAAAATTTTTAGATGTGAGAGACTTGTAGAGTTTCTTGTCGATGACAACTAAGTCACCGATATTAAACTTTGGATCACTTTCGAGATATCCATTCATCGTACTTCTCAGTAACGAGACGTCTAATTCTGAGAGATGATCGCTTATATCTTTCTATGACTGCCCTGTTTTTGGATTTACGCCAACCCGGACCACCGTTATAACATGCGAAGATATCATCTCCCTTGCACGTCTTGTAGCGTGTTAGCTCTTTTATAACTTTAACAGCGTTTTCAGCGCTAACTCTAGGATCCATATTATGCTTTACGAAATCTTTCTTTGTTGCGTACCCTAAAAACTTATACCACCATCTAGCATTAATTTGAAACAATCCGTAATCACCTGTATTTGAAGTCAGGTTTGCGTAAAAAGAAGATTCCTTAAAGGCGACAGTTAACATCAAGCGCTTATCAAATTTTTGCTGCTCAGCCACTTCTAAAATAATGCTTACGTTTGTTAATTGCTCAGAATTCAAGTGACCCAAAACTGAAGAAGCGTGAAAGTGAAGTATCTCTACATCTTCTTCGCTTGGATGTGAGTAGGTTATAAGCTCCTCAGTAAAAACAGCTTCACTGTCCGCATCTTCTATTTGATGCGCAGCGTTACATGAACTCAAAAGCGCGAGTAAAAAAACGTACTTTCTCAACAGCAGTCGTCCTCATCTAAATCTATTTTAACGTGCTTTTTCCTAATTGCGAAACAATAAATTGCCCATATTATGGGAACAGCAATCGGATGCAAACACAAGATCCAGGCTACGGGAATACCTAGATAGAATGCTTCATTTACATGTGTACCTAGCAGATAAAAAATTACAGGAAACACAACGTCCTCAATAATTTCCCATGCTATGAATATGACAAGAAAAGGAATTCCGTATCGAGACCAAAGGGTCTTGAGGTGATCCCATCTCCAAGCATCAATTTTATGTTTTAACCTGCCAAAGATACTCATCGCATATACGCCGAAAAGCAGTAACCCAAAAGGCAGAATTTAGCAACATCTCTATCTTCTCCGATTACGGATCCAACTATTTCTTGTATTGCATCAAGCGGAGAAGCAATCGACATTGCTTCAAGTTTCTCAACACCTGCGTAAACAACTCCGACAATCTCCATAGAAGCGTTTAGTATTGGAGATCCTGATGATCCTGGACGTGTAGGTATCGTAAAAACAGACTCATGCTGACTTGGGCGGCCGACGTAAAAACCTTCGTATAAAAGAATCGTATCTCTGCCAAAGTATCCGTAAGGAGCTGCCATATTATAAACTCTTTCGCCCCGCTTAGATGGATCAGATGCGATGTCCAAGTAGCTGATGTGTTTAACGTGTGACGTTCTTACTTTTAAAACGCAAAGATCATTTGGCTTATCTATCTTTACAATTGTTGCTGGCATTCTCTCAAGCTTTTCATTTACAACTTCAAGATTAGATCCCATATATTTGATGTAAGATCCGTCAGAAAACTTAGGAAATGTTGGTTCAGCGCAAGAGTGTCCTGCTGTAAGATAAAAGCTATAGTCAGGATCTTTTTTGCTTTTTGCAAAGAATGCGCCGGAGGACGAAGAAGTCGTTATCTTTCCTGAGCAGCCTTTCTTTTTACTACTGCAAATAGACAGCATCATGTGGTGACGCAGCATCCCAAATGCTTCCGTAGGCATATCAATTCTATACGGGCTTACATTGCAGCTTGCAGTACCCAGCAGCAGAGGAAGAAGAAAAATAAACCACATTTTTTTATTGCTTTTTTGCATATTACTAAATATGTACGATCGCTCGTATCGACCAAAAATATTAGACGAGCTTTGTGCGGAGTAATTTCAATGAAACTCTTTAAGAATTCTGTAGTGGCAGTGGTCGCTATCTCTATCTCTCTAATGATTTTGAACAAAGAAGAAAACATCTCAGAGACACAAGTATGGACCAAAAATGGAGCTACTTGGCAGTACACAGGCGAGAAGTCCAAAGAAAAAAAGCAGATCCACATTATAGAAAATGCTTCTATTAATGAGAATGACCAAATATTTAATAATGTGATGAAGATGCCTTTTGTCACCATAGAAGGGCAAAGAAATCTAGATGGCAACAGCTGGAGAAAAAACTAGATTTTCAATATTATTCTTGCTGCTTATTGCAGCGGGCGCAACGTACTATCTTATAACAGCATCACAAACCCCTGTTTTCGTCGGGGGGCAGACATACTACATGCCAGGACAAAATAAGAACTGCGCATGGAACGTATATTTCGAAAACGATGTCTATCTAAAACGTGGATCTTTTTCTAATATTCACATTGGTTTACCTGACCGAGAAAATAGGGGCTCCATAAAGGGCATAGTAGAATCAACTGAGAATGATCTCTTGCTTGCTTTTTCTTTTCCTGGCAGCACAGGAAAAGCTGCACCTGTTGTTCTTACTGCTAGTCATGACGACATTGATAGACAATTTGAATCTATTAGATTTAAGCTTTTTAGCAGCAGCGTTCTAACTGTTTTGATTTTCAAAGATCAGAAAACTTGTATTGAGAGGTACTCAAAATGAGCAGGTACCTTCTTGGATTATCAGTGTTAATACTTGCTGGATGTCCTGATGACGACACGCTTGTTTCACTGGAATGCTCTCCGGGCGAAGTAAGAGTCTGCGATGAGAATGGTCAAATTATTGAGAATCTATCTAGCCTAGTAAGAAATGGTATTTGCTCATACGGGCAGCAACACTGCACTTTTAATGGCTGGGGTGAATGCATTGGAGCGCAAGGACCAGAAGAAGAAGTTTGTGATGGAATCGACAACGATTGCAATGGCATAGTTGATGACAACTACCCAGAGAAAAACCAGCTTTGTGGATTTGTTGAGGGTGTGAATTATAGCGAAGGAATTTGTCAGCCCGGAGTTTATGAGTGTAATGAAGGGGTGCTATCTTGCGAGGGACACGTTGGGCCTGCAGAAGAAGTGTGCGATGGTATTGATAACAACTGTAGCGGAGAAATTGATGAGCACATTGTTAATCAAACAGCAGTAGTTTGCTATGATGGACCTCCTGGCACAATGAGAGTTGGAATCTGCAGAGCTGGTATCTCATACTGCACAGACGCTGTTATGTCTCACTGTGAAGGCCAAGTTCTTCCAGAAGAAGAAAGATGTGACGGAATTGACAATAACTGCGACGGACAAATTGATGAAGGATTTGAAGAAAAGCCGGCGGAAATAGTTTTTGTTGTGGATGTGTCAGGGTCATTCAGCGATGAGATTAGATCAATGATCGGCGGAATCACACCTCTCTTATCAGATCCCATCACAAGTGGTTTTAAATTTGGGCTTGTAGTGATTGGAATGAGAGAGCCAGAACGTGATCCTGGCAGCAACTACAAACACTTGCTAAAAGTCACAGATCTTGTCCCAAGAGATGAATTCTTGCGTCACCTACAAACAATAGAAACTGTTCATATGCCGAACTCTGGTGGATTGGAGCCTTCTTACGACGCGGTGATCGGTATTTGCAATGGTGATATCTCATTTAACTTCTCAGAAAGCTCTCAAAAGATTATTGTTCTAATGACTGATGAAGCTGGGCAATCCTACGCCAACCCAACAAACACAGAGGTTGATGCAGCTGATGCGATTAGAGATAGTGGTTTTGGGATCTATATTTTCTCTTTGAGAGAACACTTTAATACTTTTGATCAGCTGGTAAATAATTTAAGTGATTTACACTCAGCTGCGTCTGATCCCAATACAGTTTTCACTCAACTGCAAACAATGTTTGATGAGATTTGTAGGTAGCTCACTTATCAGTTGGGCACCATTCAGGCTTCATCCAACCTTGCTCAGCGCATAGATTCTCATCAAGCTTATCGAAATCAAGCAGTGATATTGGCGTAGCAAAAACTATGGCTTCTAAAAGCTGGGGAACGTAACCCCTTCCTATGGGAAGGGCAACCAGAACTCCTACCATATTACCTTTTTGATCAAAGAATCCAGATCCTGATGCGCCCATCCAACCGTAGGTGTGGACTGTTATCTTTGTTCTTCCTTCAGAAATCTTTTCTATTCCTGCTACTTGACCTCTAAGAGTTAGAAGATCATGATGTCCCGGGTATCCTGAGTACACGATCGTCTCACCGATTTCTGGGAGGGATCTGTTAACCCTAAGAGGCATCGCTAAAATTGAATCGAGCTTCTTAAGCGCAAGAACAGCGAGATCTTCTGCGAGATCAAAGTAAACTATCCACGCCTTCTTTCTCTCTCCTTCGGGAGTCACAACCCACACAAAAGATCTTTCCGAATCGTCGATAACATGAGCTGCTGTAATGACCAGATATCTTCCCTTGTGGAGAACATACGTTCCGGAGCCTCTGCCGCTGCCCGGTGTAAACACCTTGACAGTTGCATATCTTGCTCTAAGCTCGTAAGGATTTAGCGTGTCAACAGGAGCTGCAGGAGCGGCAGCATCAGCAAAAGCAGATTCTTGAACCTGCTCAGCGTTGTCACAAGTAGCTGCTTCTTGATTATGTGAACTACAAGATGTTAGAAACAGGAAAACGAGAGAGAGAGATAAAATTTTCTGCATGAGTGCCCCTTTAAGTTTTGGAGGAGAGTGAGGGATTCGAACCCTCGGTGGGTTGCCCCACAGCCGCGTTCCAGGCGACCACCATCGGCCTCTCGGTCAACTCTCCATACGTCAAATAAGTATCATCAAGTTTCTATCTCTTCACCCGTTTTCCAGTTTCTTATATACGTGATAAATCTATTTGAGTTTTTGTAAATCTTATTTAAAGCTTTAGACTTATTATATGCGTCTTGACGATCGATATAAGTAAACATAGTATGTATTGCGCCTTCTTTCTGTCCATCGAATGCCAAGCAAACATGCCAGGGATGTGAGTCAGATTGGCAGAATCCGGACTTTCTTTCCCAGGGCCACGCTTCAGTAACACCTGTTTTCTTCGCTTTGCCAATAGGTCGCTTAAATCTCTTTTTATTCTGTGCCATTTAATCCTCTAATTGATATGATTATATTCACTATTTGTCTAAAGTATAACAGAATTTAACGTCGTCATCTTGGCATAGATTTTCCGTATAGTTTATGACCGCCAATTCTTTTGCTTTCGCCTCGAACATAATGTCAATATCTAGATCATGGGTGTCGACAAAGTTAAAGATGTAGTTAGAGTGAGCCTGCGGTTTAATCTTGTCATTGTTCATTTCAATAGATCTTGAGTCTGAATAGTGTGTAGTGGGCTTGATACCATCAGGCCACGTGGACACAGCAAGATGAAGTGCATCTCTTTCAGAAAGTCCACCGTCGACAAAACGATGGTGATGGTAATCAAATACGATCGGCACACCTGTTCGAGCATAAACCAGCTCGTGTAAGTGAGACACACCATACAGCGATTCTTTGTCATCATTTTCTACTGTCAGTCTTGACTTGACAGAATCAGGTAAGCCTTCAAAGTTTTTGCACCATCGATCAGTTGCTGACTGGTGATCTCCATATGAAGCACCAATATGAATGTTGATCTTGGCCCAGTGATTTCTGGGCATTCCCATCAAATCCATTATTTCACCGTGGATTCGTAAGTCTGTGTAAGAAGACTGGACAACCCGCTCGTGAGGAGACGTGAGAATATTGAATGGGCCCGGGTGAAAAGAAAGACGCTGTCCGTTATCCATAGCTTCTTTGCCTGCCGCCTCAAGATTAGACCTGATCTCGGCAAAGTCAGGCAAGTCTTCTAGGCGATACTCAGAAGCCCAAGGGAATAGCTTGGAAGACATCCGAAACAGCTTAAATCCGTTGCGATTGTTCCATTGAATAACTTTTACAAGATCCTCAGTGTTTTTTACAGCCAGCTCTGAGGCATAGTCTATTCCTTTGGCAGCAAAAGTACGCTTGATCATAGACCGATTAGTAGTGATCTTATGATTCTTTTGCAAAGTCATGTTGATGCAAGCATAGCCGTAACGCATAATTCCTCCTGATTTGTATTGATTATACTTGGCTGCTCTCAGAGCTACACAAATCTTCATCAAGTGACTGTTGCGCTGCTACATTCAAAACCATCTCATAGAGGCGACCAGGAGAGATCTTTTCGTATGTCACCGGGAAAATGCCTGCTGTGATAAGAGCATGTGCGATCCATTGAGAGCAGTACCACTTCCGATCATGCTTGATCATGTACGGCACGAATTGTGATATTAACATCCCGATCCAGTCATATCGCTGTCCGGCTGTTTGCTCATAGAATCTGAATATATTTTTTAGCTGGTGATCATCAACTTTAAGCTCAACCTTTTTCCAGTACTCGTGTTCAGATCGGTCCTCTTGGACCATCCTCACAACACCTTCACCTTCTGGACAAATTCCGGCGGTGATTCCGCCAGGAAGTATGAGCTCAGAATGAACAAGAGGACTCTTAGTCCACCATGCAACGATCTTATGGCGCCAATTGCGCAAAGGAGGTGAATAAAAGCCCACCCAGATCGAGTTCATTTAACCCCTTAGGTTGTCTTTGTTTTTCTTGATGACTTCGTAGTTTTTCTAGAGCGAGCAGTCGTCTTAGACTTAGTCGTATCTGTTCTTGTGCTTGTCGACTTTTTATCGCGACGCTTTCTAGTCTTTGTTGCACTTTCTACATCAGGCTCAACAGCGAGAGAATTGATGATTGCTTGTGCAGGCTCAGTTGCATCATTAACTTTCTGATTGATCAAACCCACAGTCTCAAGCACATCTTCTGTGCTCTCACTTGTATTGCCTGTTTCGGCTTTAGTTGTTTGGTTAGTAGGCGCGTTTGATGGGTGTTCAAGTTCCAGAGCGCTCAAACTTGTTCTAGATGAAGATGGCATTTTTTTACCCCTTTCCGTATTTATTGAATATTACTTGTGATTGAAGAGTTGTTAAATATTCTGACATTGCCTCTTGGGCTTCTATCATGGAAGCTTCCCACTCCTTTGCAGACTTTAAGTCTCCTATAATTCGGAAATGGTCAGACATATCAGCACACTCATTTATCCATTCGACATAGATCTCCACGACCTCGTATGGGGGTGTGATGATCTCGTACATGTTTACTCGAAATTGACATAAGGTGCGAGAACAGTATCAACTTTTCTGATTAGCTGTTCAAGTTCATGAGCAACATCACTCTGTTTAAGAATTCCGATATCTGCGCCAGGTGAACGTTTCTGCCCAAGCGCACCGTAGAATTCAACCAAGTGTTGCCTTACTTCAACAATCTGTTGTAAATCGTCTTGCTTCATTTTATTCCTCTCTGAAGATTTCTCTTCTATTATAATTATGCATAATTGGCAATTAGCCAATCGTGATACCAATTTAAAGCGTGATCCTTTGGCTGTGCATTTTTCCAGTCAGGTGTACAAAATATCTTCCACGCATCATTTCCATACTTGCCAATACCGTAAAGCTCTATAGGCTCTTTCCAGTCTTTTTCCAAGTATTCTTTAGACATTCTGATTAGTGTCTTTGCTCTTCTGGCGCTAAGCCCGATAGGCTTGAGCATCTCTTCCAAGCGCGAAGCGTTCGCATTCATCGCATCATTTGGTGTAGGATACAGATCAAAGAACTCTCGCATGATGGGCTCAGCTGTAAACCTCCTTGTCAAATTACAAAAAACACACGCAACGAGTATCTTCCACGGATCTTCATATAATTCTTCTTGAATCAAACCATAGGGAGATTTTGGAGGATGCCAGTCATTGATCTTTTCTAATTTTTTGGAACTCTTCAATTAAGTCCTTCTCCTTGGGTGTCAAGTATTGCGGTATTTTAATTTTGGCGATGGCGACATGATCTCCGTCTTTGATTCCGGCGCCTTTGATTTTTAACTTGTCTTCATGCTGTGTTCCTGCAGGAACATTTAAGTTTTTAGTTTCGCCTGATAGTGTTTTTATTTTTACGATATCACCTAACATAGCTTGGCTTACGCTTAGCCACAACTCAGCATGAACATCATTTCCAATTCTTTCAAAGTTTTCATTTTTGGCAACATGAACTACGAGGAGCAAATTTCCTGGATAACCATACTTGGTTTCATTACCCATTCCTTTTAATCTGACGACTGCTCCATCTGAGATTCCTGCGGGAATTTTTACGCTTACGTTCTTATGTTTTCTTGAGACGCCTTTGCCGTTGCAGGATATGCACGGATCTATTACAACTTTTCCTTGGCCGTCACACTTTTGACAAGAAGAGGTAAAAGTAAAGAATCCTTGCTGGTGCGTTGTGCTTCCTGCACCATTGCAAGCTCCGCATACCTTAACATCACCCGTCTCAGATCCTTTCCCATTGCAAGTACCGCACTTAGCTATCTTGTCATAGTTGATCGTAACTTCTCCGCCATTTGATGCCTGTTCTAGTGTAATGACGACCTGGGCTTTAATGTCTGTGCCTCTTTGAGGCCCAGAGCTTCTTTTAGAATTCCTGCCAAACAAGTCTTCAAAATTACCTCCGAACCCACCAAAAAAGTCATCAATGTTAGGCATTGGGCCTTGATTGAATCCTGTAGTAGGTGGGTCAGCTGTGCCGTACTTGTCGTAATTATTTCTCTTTTGAGGATCGCTAAGAACAGAGTAAGCAGCGCTTATTTCCTTGAATTTTTCTTCGGCATTAGGATCATCTGATGTATCTGGATGCAGCTT